AGAGCAACTGCATTCTGTTCAATAACAAACTTCTAAGAAATTAGATTATGGCTTTGATGTCCCATTCGTCTTATGAGAGTGGGACATCTAGCAAAAAGGAAATTATGAAATTAAAAAAAGATATATGGATAAATGATGAAGGATTCTGTGCTGAATCTGAAGGTGGATTACCTAAAGGTTGGCGTAAAGGCAAACTCGTAGCAAAAAAAGATTGGGAGATGTCTGAAGCAGAATTTAAAGCATTAAAATTCGTAGAAAAAAAAGCAAAAGCACCTGTAGAAAATAAAGCTAAGTAGGTTTTAAATGGCAGGTCAGTATATTGATAAAGCTGATTTTAAAGCATATATTGGTTTATCAGGCACGGCACAAGATGACAATATTGATAATGCCATTGACTCAGCTTCAAGATTAATAGATAAAATATGTGGTAGAAGATTCTACCAAGATAGTGTTGTTAATGTAAAAACTTTTACACCTAACAATAGTTTATATTTAGAAACACCTGACATATCTACAACCACAGGTCTTATTGTTAAATTAGATGATAATGATGACGGAACTTACGAAAAGACTTTAACTATAAATACAGATTTCATAGTTGAGCCAACCAATCCTAGAATAAATAGAATCATTGACGGCACAACTTATTATGAGCCTTACAATAAAATTACAATTCTTGATACAAGAAGCTCAGAGAGATTTGACTCAACAATTAAAAACAATGTTCAGATAACTGCTAAATGGGGTTGGACAAAAATACCTTCAGATATAATTACTGCAACATTAATTCAATCACTTAGATATTTTAAAAGAAAAGATACTCCATTCAATACTTATGGAGATGTCAATACAGGAGTTCACGAGCTTTTCGCTAAGATTGACCCTGATGTTCAAACACTACTTAAAGGCTTTAAAAAGACTACTTTAAGTGGTGTAATTCTATAATTTTTTTAAATTTTTTTTAAAACCCTATAAACATTGACCTTTTTTCTTATATTTTTTTAGAAATAAGTTGCAATATAATCAAAGATTATATAATATTTAAGTATGAATGAAACAAACAAAGGAAATAAAATGAACGACAAAAAATATACATTAGACCAAATTGCAATCTGTAACTTTACACAAGACCATATCTTCCCTAAAAAAGAAGCAAAAAAAATAGACGGATTTGTATTTTGTTCAAAAGATTGTAAAGACGGTTACAAAAGAGATAGAGATTATGAGAGAGAGATGAGAGGATATTAAATAAAACATAACTCAAAGAAGCCACCTACTCAGGTGGCTTTTTTGTTAGTATGTCTTTATGGCAACAAACAAAAACTTCCAATTTCAAGGAATGACAGAAATAAAAAGAAAACTTACTAATGCAGGTTTTACTTTAATTCCTTTGCGTCATCTTATGAATGAACACGCAGAAGTAATTGTTGAAGAAGCTAAAAAAGTAGTTCCTGTTGATACAGGTGCATTACAGAAATCTATTGGATTTAAAAGTGTTGCTATGGTTGGTAGGCTTCCAACTTCAATCAAAGTAGAAGCTACTGCACCACATTCTAAATTTGTACACGGAGATTTTAAAAGATTACCAAGTGGATATTCTTTACCACCAAAAAGAAATAGACAATCTTGGGGTAGCAAGTCTTGGAGAACTAGACCACACTATCCACCACTTCGCCCAATAGAAGAATGGGCAAGTAGAAAAACAGATGTGAATGCTTATTCTGTGGTACACTCTATCAATGAGCGTGGAACTCCATTAGTTCCATTCTTACTGATAGCCGAAAAGAATACGAGAAAAGATAGACGCAAAATTACTCAAAAAGTTTCAGCAGAAATTTCTTTGGCTTGGAAATTAAAAAGATAAGTGTAATATAAGGAGTAATATGCCGAAGCACAGTTACGGTGGCAATAGGTCATCAAGAAGAAGAAGTGGTGGAAGCAGAAGGAATAAATAAATGGCATTTGTACACGGAAAAGAAACAAAAGTTTATATTAATGAAAATGATTTAAGTACTTACTTAAATACTGCTGACCCTACAAGAACAGTTGATGTAGGAGAAACAACTACATTCGGAAGTTCTAATAAAACATATATCGCAGGAGAAAAGGACGCTACAGTTTCATTTAGTGGATTCTTTGACGCTACTGCTGATAATATAATTCAAGGTTTAGTCGGAACAAACGACAAAGTCGCACTCATAAGTTATGACGGTGTGGACGCAAATGATAAGTGTATGTTTGGCAAAGGTGTAACAACCAACTATGGAGTATCAAGCCCTGTAGGAGATGTTGTTGCAGTAACCTTTGACTTACAAGCAAGTGGATTCTTTAGTGGAAGCGTTCTTGAAAATGCCACAGTTACGGCAACAGGGGACGGAACTGCTAGAGATAACACTAGTTCTACTGCGAATGGTGGTGGTGCATTTATAATTGCAACATCAGTATCAGGAACTACACCAAGTTTAACTGCTAAGATACAACACTCAGCAGATGATGTAACTTATGCAGACTTGGTAACATTTACTGCTTTAACTTCAGCAGGTGCAGAAGTAAAAGAAGTTGCAAGTGGTACAACTGTAAATAGATACTTAAAAGTTGTTTATACTGTTAGTGGAACAACTCCAAGTTTTGATGTTATAGTTGGATTTGGAAGAAATAATTAAGGAGAAGAAATATTATGGCATTTGTTCACGGTAAAGATTCAGTTTTTAAACTTGATAATTCAGGTGGAACTTTAACTGATATATCTAGCTATGTAAATAATGTGGACTTCCCTGAAACTGCTGATGTTAGTGAAACCACTACATTAGGTGCAGATAACAAAACTTATATCGCAGGTCTTAAAGACGCTACTATTTCATTAGCAGGTCTTTGGGATTCTACTGCTGACGCTATATTTGGTGCAGTAGTTGGACAATCAGCTACTTTATCATTTGAATATAGTCCTGAAGGTACAGGCTCAGGTGCAGTTAAATACACAGGAGAAGCTATTTTAACTTCTTATGCAGTATCTAGTCCTGTAGGAGACGCAGTTGGTTATAGTGCAGATTTACAAGTTTCAGGTGCAATCACTCGTGATACACACTAAGTAAGATAAGGAGAAGCTAGGCGTATGGCTAAGATTTTAAACTTAGATGACATTAAGTCATTACCTGATGTGCCAACTAAGACTATTGATATTCCACAATGGAATGTATCAATTAAAGTCAAAGGCATATCAAAGAAAATGCAAATTGAACTCGGTAGATTAATTAATGGCAAGGAAACTGACGCTTTTGATTACCAAAAGGCTTTATTAAAAGCAAGTGTAGTTGAGCCTGAATTAACTGACGAAGCAATAGATGAGTTGTATAACAAAGACGCAACAGTTATTGATATGATATTTGCAGAACTAAATAATATTAATGGAGTAGGAAGCGAGATAGAATCGGCATTAGCCGAAGATTTCAAAAGCGAATCCTGATTTAGTTTTTCAATTCAGATTAGCTCGTGATTTAAGAATGACAGTTGGCGAACTGCGAACTAAAATGTCATCATTAGAGTATTCACAATGGGCTACATTTTATTATGTAGAACAACAAGAGAGAGATAAACAACGAGCTATGGCAGAAGCAGAAGCTAAGAAAAGGAAGATGAGATAATGGGTAGTTCAAATATCCTTATCAGGCTCGTATTAGAAGGTTTTAATAAAGCTAAAGCCCAAATGAATAATTTGGGTAAGCAAACAGATGATTCATCAGGTAAATTAAATAAGTTTGGTGCAGTTGCCAAAATAGGTGCAGTTGCAGTTGGTACAGTTCTTGTTAAAGCATTATCAGAAGCTACAAGACAATTTATTGAGTTTGAAGATAAACTCAACCAATCTCTTGCAATTATGCAGACAACTGAAGAACAACAAAGGCGTATGGCTCAGGCTTCACGCCAAGTTGCAATAGAATCTCGTATATCTGCAAGTGAATCAGCAGAAGCATTTTTCTTCTTAGCGTCTGCAGGTTTAGACGCTGAACAATCTATATCAGCACTTCCACAAGTTACCAAGTTTGCTCAAGCAGGTATGTTTGATATGGCACTTGCTACTGACTTGGCTACTGACTCACAATCTGCGTTAGGTCTTACTGTTAAAGACGCAGAACAAAACTTAACTAACTTAACAAGAGTTACTGATGTCTTGGTAAAAGCAAACACACTAGCAAACGCTTCTGTGCAACAGTTTGCAGAAGCATTAACAACTAAATCAGGCTCGGCTTTAAAAATTACAAACAAATCTATTGAAGAAGGTGTTGCAGTTCTCTCAGCATTTGCAGATAGAGGTGTTAAAGGTGCTGAAGCAGGAGAGAAACTTAATCAGTTACTTCGAGATGTAACAAGAGCAGTAGGTAAAAACTCAGAAGAATTTAAGAAATTTAATATCAATGTTGTCGATAACGAAGGCAACTTAAAGAACTTAGCAGATGTTATTGATGAGTTAGATAATGGAATGTCAGGTTTATCTGACCAACAAAAAGCAGTATTGCTTGATACATTAGGACTTAATCGTGGTGTAGCAGACGCAGTTAAAATTTTATCAGGTGCAGGAGACCAAATACGAGAATATCAATCTGAATTAGAGAACGCAGGTGGAGTAACACAAGAAGTTGCAGATAATCAAGTTAAGTCTTTACAAGGACAATTAGATATTTTGAACTCTAAGTTCTCAGAACTTGGATTTATTATTCTTGATGAATTACAACCTGCTTTAAATACTGCAATAAAAGGTATGAGTGGATTATTAGATGACATAATACTTCTTACAAAAGAAACAGAAGAATTGACAAGTGCTGAAC